TCAAAGAGGTCATAAAGATTGGTATGGGAAACTATATCGAGCATCTGACACCAACGTCATTCCAGATGAGGAACTGGAGCAGGCACGTGCAATCATGACGCCTGAGCAGTTTGAACAAGAGTTTGAATGTTCTTTTACTGCAGCAGTGTCAGGAAGTTATTATGGACGTCTAATAACTAAAGCTGATAAAGAAGAAAGAATTAGCTACGTGCCTGTAGACGAAAATGTAGGCGTGGAAACCTGGTGGGATTTGGGGATAGGAGATAGTACAGCTATTTGGTTTGCACAAAGAGTTGGACAAGAAGTTCACGTAATAGATTATTATGAAAATTCAGGAGAATCATTAGCACACTATGTTGATATACTTTCTGATAAAGGGTACGCCTATTCTAACCACATTGCTCCCCATGATATAATGGCGAGAGAGTTAGGAACAGGTAAATCTAGATATGAAGTTGCATTGGAATTAGGTTTAGAATTTCAAGTAGCTCCAAAACTAGAAGTAGATCATGGTATTGAATCTGTAAGAAATGCTTTACCACATTGTTGGTTTGATAGAACAAAGTGTAAACAAGGATTAGATGCTTTAAGACAATATAGAAAACAATGGGATGAGAAGAACCAAGTTTTTAAAAATAAACCTCTCCATGATTGGTGTTCACACGCAGCAGATGCGTTTAGGTATGGATGTGTATCCGAACCTTTAGATACATCAGAATGGGATAAACCAATTAGGATAGATACGAAATACGTAGTATGAAGAAAAAGAAACAAGAAAAATCAGAACAGGAAATATTATCAATTCTAGCAAAAGAAATACATAATTCATCAGGTTATATTGGTGGAGAAATTGTAGCTAGAAGAAAAAAATCATTAGAATATTATTTAGGAAATCCTCTTGGAAATGAACAAGAAGGAAGATCTCAAGTAGTATCTAATGATGTTATGGATACTGTTGAAAGTTTAATGCCATCTCTTATGAAGATATTTACTTCAGGAGATAATGTATTTGCTTGTGAAGGTGTTGGACCTGAAGATGAAGAAATGGCAAGACAAGCTTCAGATTATTTAAACCATATTTTCTTAAAAGAGAATAATGGATTTACTGCATTATATACAGCATTTAAAGATGCACTTATTCAAAAGAATGGAATTTTAAAAGTTTATTGGGATGATTCATCTAAGACTGAAAGAGAAGAATATACAAGATTAACAGATGATGAATTTACAGATTTAGTAGAAGATCAGGAAGTAAATGTAACACATCATTCAGAATACAAAGAACCTATTACAGATGACAGAGGTAAAGAAATAGATAAAGTTGCTTTACACGATGTAGTTATTCATAGAACAAAATTATATGGTAGAGTTAGAATAGATCCAGTTCCACCTGAAGAATTTTTAATTGAAAGAAGATGTAAAGATATTGATTCAGCAAACTTTGTAGCTCATAGAGTTAACAAAACTAAAACTGAATTAATTGAAATGGGATACCATCCTGACATAGTTTATTCATTACCAACAGGTGATGGTGAAACATATTCAGAAGATAAATTTGTTAGACATCAAAATATAGATTTTGGTAGAGGAGAATCAACTGGAGACAAATCTACTGACATGGTTTTAATTCATGAGTGCTATATTAGAATGGATGCAGATGGAGATGGTAGAGCAGAATTAATAAAAGCATGTGTAGCAGGTGATGGTAAGAAATTATTGGATGTAACTGAAGTAGATACAATTCCATTTATTTCTATGACACCTGTAATTATGCCTCACAGATTTCATGGTAGATCTATTGCAGAATTAGTAGAAGATATTCAATTAATTAAATCTACTGTTATGAGACAAATGTTAGATAATATGTATCTAACAAATAACAATAGAGTTGCCATACAAGATGGTCAAGTAGCTATGGATGATTTATTAACTAATCGTCCTGGAGGAATTGTTAGAACAAAACAACCACCTCAAAATGTTATGATGCCTATTCAGGCACAACCAATTACAGAACAAGCTAGTGGTATGTTAGGTTATTTAGATTCAGTAAAAGAATCTAGAACTGGTGTAAGTAAAACTTCACAAGGTTTAAATGCAGACGCATTAAATAATAAAACAGCTACTGGTATGAACCAAGTATTAACTCAATCTCAAATGAGAATGGAGTTGATTGCAAGAATTTTTGCTGAAACAGGTGTTAAAGATTTAGCACTTAAAATGTTTGAGTTGGTATGCAAATATCAACAAAAAGAAAAAATCGTAAGAATCAGAGGTAAGTATATACCAATGAGACCTTATGAATGGAAAGATAGAGTTAACGTTACTATCCATGTTGGACTAGGAACAGGATCAAAAGAACAGCAATTGATCTTACTTAATGCTATTTTAGAAAGACAAATGCAGGCTATAAACCTTCAACAGAATGTTTATGGTCCTATGGTTAATTTAAGAAATATTTACAATTCTTTAAAGAAACTTGTTGAAAACGCAGGTCTAAATAGTATAGAACCTTTCTTTATGGATCCAGATGTTGGAGCAGCTCAAATGCCTCAACTTCCACCTAAGCCACCTACTGAATTTGAGAAGGTGACTTTAGCTCAGGTTCAAGGTGAAAACCAAAGAGCACAGCTAAAATCTCAGGTAGAAGAAAAACGTATTGAAGCTGGAATGAGACAAGAGCTATTAGAGTTTGAATTAAAGATCAAAGAACTAGAACTCCAATATGGAACTAAAATTGATGAACTTGAATTAAAACGAAGATCTATGTTAGAACAAACTGACATGCAAAAATCAGGTGATTTGATGAAAGAAATAGTAAAAGGACAACAACAATTCTTCAATGGAAAAGGACAAACAAATACGCCAGGGGAAACGAGCAGAAGTGCTCCTAAACGATCCCCTGCTAAAGACAGCATTTGAAGATCTTCTTGAAATATATAAACAAGAAATCTTTAATACAAAATTCGCTGAGTCAGAAAAACGTACTTACCTTTGGGTAGCCTACAATCTTGTAGACAAAATCAAAGGTCATTTACAAAGTATTATGACCAGTGGAAAACTAACTCAACAAGAGTTAGATCAATTAAATAAACGAAGTTAATCTAACGAAACTTCAAATACGTCAACCAAGAAAGGAACGTTATGGCAGAAGCCGAAAACCTAAAAGGTGCTGCTGACAAAATCGCTGGTATCTTGGAACCGAAAGGTCAACCAGAAAAGAAACCAGAAGAACCAAAAGCAGAACCATCAGAAGCTCCTGAGAAACAGGAAGTTCAAAACAGTCAACCTGAGTCTGAAGGAACTAACGAACAAGCATCTGAAAATACTGAGACAGAAGAAACTACAACAGAATTACAAGAGGAACCAAATCTCCACCAAATAAAAGTTAATGGTCAAGAGATAGAGGTTAGCCTCGATGAGCTGAAGGCAGGTTATTCTAGAGACTCAGATTATAGACAAAAAACTCATAACTTAGGTATTGAAAAGCGTGAGCTTGATAGCCAAAGAGAGAGTTTGCGTCAAACTTATGAAACTCGATTATCAGAACTGAATGAGTTAATTGCTACTGCTGACGCAACTGTCAGACAAGAACAAGGAAGTCAAGATATTCAAAAGCTTTGGGAAGAAGATCCCACAACTGCAGCACGACTGGATTACCAGATGAGAGAAAAAAATAGGCAGTTAGATGATGTACGAGCCAAGGCTAGAGAAGCTCAAACAAGACAATACAATGAGTTCCTTGATACACAGAGAGAGTTAGCAGCACAAAAAATACCAGAGTACAGCGATCCTAATAAAGCTGATCAGTTTAAACTTAGTATGCGTAATTCATTACGAAGCTATGGTTTTAACGATCAAGAAATAGGACAACTTGCAGATCATAGATTTCTTATGGTTGCAAAGGATGCAATGAGTTACAAAACATTGAAAGATAAAAAACCTATCGTTCAAAAAAAAGTAGCTAATGCTCCAAAAGTTGTATCATCTGGTGTTGCAAAACCTTCAATAGCTTCTGGTAGAGAGCAAATAAGAAATAAAATCAATCGATTAGGTAAGACTGGACATATTAAAGAT